CCCCGGCCCCCGGCGGGGGGCCGGGGGCCGGGGAATGGGGGTTACGGGATGACCGTGGGAGACACCAGCGCAATGGCCTTGGGCTGGTGAATCACCGTGGCGAAATAGCCGAACAGCCCGGGGTTTACGCCACCCTTGGCCATGTCATAGACCCCATCCACCCGGATGGGGGATCCGGGCAGTTCATGGAACGTGGCCGCCTCACGGGCCGACACCAGCACCTTGCCGGTGCCCACCGCGCCGGGCACGATGGGGATGCCAGCCACCGTGACGCTGGGACCGTAGACGGGGAATTCGACGGTGCCCACATTCAGGTAGGGGAAGCTGCCCGCGTTCACGATGGACGCGATGCTGGCGAACAGCTCGGGGGACGCGACACCGAACGCGGGGGTGCCGAACTGGATGACCTGTCCGATGCCCGCGATGATGAGGTTAATAGCCGCGTTCACTTCTGCCCCGGCGGTGGGGGCGGTCACCGCGGTGGATGCCGCCACAATGTCCGTGAGTGCTTTGGTGTCGGACTTCTGGGCATAGCTGGCCGTCATGGCCGCCCAGAACGATTCCCAGAACCCCGGCACGTCGAAATCGATGAATTCGCGGGCGACATCGTAGGCCCCGGCCAGGCGGTCCGCGGTGACGCTGTAGGCCTCGGTCTGGACCGGGGGGCTGGGCACCGCGGTCTTGTTACCAGCCCAGGTGTCCACGGCCGGGGCCTTGCCGTCCTGCCAGCGCCAGCCCTGGACGGTGAGGGATCCCAGCGCCGCATTCAGCATCAGCGGCACGATTCGACGCTGATACGCGACGTGGGACCACAGTTCCCCGATGAACTGGGGCAGCTGTACCCCGGTCATGACCCCGGCACCCGCGGTCCCGGAAATCTTGACGTCCGTCAGGGCCGCGAACAGCGTGGATGCCGCGCTGTCCATGTCCGACAGGGCCGCCCGGAATGCCGGGTCCCCCATGTTGTGGTTTCGGTTGGCCAGCAGCGTGGTGAACCGCGCCAGGCTGGTGTCCGGTCCCTCGGGCACGGCCAGGCGGGCCGCGTGCAGGGTGTCCGGGGCGGTTGCAATGGGCATATCCGTGTCCGTTTCTGTATCGGGGGTTTCGGTTTCGGGGTCCTCGGGGTTCTCGGCCGGGTCATCGGCCGGGGGGTCCTCGGGGGTATCGGGGGCTGGGGGCGGATCCTCGGCCGGGTCATCGGGGGTGTCCGCTGCAGCGGCCAGCAGCGTGGCGCTGGGGAATGCCGGTTCGGCCACCACCGCGGCACCGAAAATGCGTCCGGCGATGGCTTTGCCGTCGCGGAACCGCAGCCCGGATGCCTCAACAGACAGGTGCCGCCGCCGCCCGCTGGCCACGTCGTCCAGCAGCTGGTCCCCCTCGGGGCCGCGGGCGACACTGAATGTGCCCACCACCCCGGCCGGGGTATCGGTGAGAGTCACCCCGCGGCCCGCGCTGGATTCGCGGCGGTGCTCCACATTCAGCCCCACGGTGCCGGGCACATCCTCGGGGATGGTGAACACACCCGGGTCCACGGTGAACGTGCCCAGGTTGGATCGGCACGCTTCCCCGTAGGGCAGCAGCAGCCCGGACAGGATCCGGTCCGCGCGGGATGCCGTCAGCAGCCCCGGCGCGTCGAATTCCACGGATACGTCAGTCATCAGTGACAGCCCCAATCGGTGAGGGAATGACCGCGGTCAGTTCGGCCAGGTCAAAACGGACACGCTGGCCACGCGGCACCACGTCATCCATGGACAGCCGGTGCGCGATGGGGTCCATCCAGTAGGGCAGGGTGTAATCCGCGAATTCGTTTCGCTGCCCCTCCTGGGTGGAATAGGTCAGGGACGCGGTGGACAGGCTGGCGTCCATCAGCGCGGCCGGGATCCCCAGCACCCCGCCCACATCGATTCGCAACGAGTTGCGCGCTTCGATGAACATCGCGGGATCGTTTTGGCCATGCGTGATGACCTGAATTCGGTTCGGGGTGTAGGCCACCGTCCCTTTCGGGTCATTGCGGGCGGCCAGCCAGTCCGACACGATTTGTTCCGGTTCCCCGTCCTGCAGTTCGTCGGGGCCGGTTTCGTGCAGTTCCACGATGGGGACCGGGTTTTCGGCTTTGGAAATCCAGGACTGTTCCAGCCGGGCACCGCCCACCAGGGTGCGGGTGGCCGTCGCCAGCAGACCCTCAAACGGGCCGGGGATGACAATGACTGAATCCGCGTCCACCACCTGGCCGTCCACCAGCACCTGCCGATCCGCGTTCGTCCCCCACCGTTCGATGGGGATTCGTTCGACAGACAGCGGCCAGCCGTCCACATCGCGGCGGACCGCCCAGCATGACCAGCCGTAGAAAATCAGGTCATCCACGGTCCAGGCCATGCGATGCCAGGGGGACACGTCCTGGTCTGTCCGGAATGTCCAGGCCGGTTGCGGTTCCACCAGCGCGGCATCCCGGTAGACCCGGATGGGGTACCGGCTGACCTGGGTCACCAGCAGCTGCCGGGCCTTGGCCACCGCCGGAATGGACATGGCCATGGCCCGGGTGGCCAGCATGCCGGGGACGGTCCCGAACAGTTCTTGCCAGGCGATTTCAGACAGGGACCCGCTGGTGCCCGGTGCGACGATGCCGCGGAACGGGGGCGGGCCCTCAAATGGGACAGCGGGGGCTGCAGCGTTCGAATGTTCGACCGACTGCAACAGCCTGTAAGCGTCCCGGAATCCCACCTAATCCACGGTCCGCATGAACCCCCTCAAACTTCGCAAGATCCGGTGAACTTTTTTTTAGAGGGGGTGCCGCCGCCGGTGCTGGGCGGCCGCGGACCGGGCGGTGTAATCCTCGGGATGCACGATGGATTCGTGCCGCGCGGCGGCATCCCACCCGTCCCCGCGGGTCCAGGTGAACGCATGCCAGTACGGGCAGCGGGTGCACCGCACCACCGTGGAAATGGTGCTGGAATCCACCAGGTAGGCCATCAGCTGGCCCGCCCGATAACCATTCCGGAACGGTGCCCCGCGGCGGGGGCCTGGTCATAGATCCGCAGCGCGATGGTGGCCGCCACCAGCGGGCAGATGTCGCCTCGGGACTGTTTCAGGGACCACACCCACCCGGTGTCTGAGATGAACCGTTTGGTGGCCACTTTCACCGCCGCATTCAGGCCGGGCTGGTCATAGTGCTGGACGCGGCCGCGGGTGATATCCCGCAGCAGTGTGCTGCATGCCACTTTCATACCGGCCAGGTTGATCGGTTCCAGCTTGGGGGCCCGCTGCCTGGCCAGTTTGGCCTGGGCGGCCACAGCATCGGCCACCCCGATTTGCGCGCCCACCGCGTCATAGCCGATGGGCCGCCGGTATTTCGCGGCCAGCCGCAGCAGTTCCCCCGGCATCCAGTCCGTGCCGGGCCGGTGCGCGATGATTTCCAGCTGGGCGGTGCCGTCGTCGTCCCGCCAGGCGGCCACGATGGCCCCCGATTCGTCCCCGTGGGGGTCCACCATGTAGCCGAACGCGACACCCTCCGGGCGGGACCAGGTGTCGGGATCGGTGGTAATGGCCCCGGCGGTCCACCGGGTCAGATCGATGGCCCCGGCGGTGGAATCCTCGGGCCACATCGATAGGTATTCTCGGGCGAACTGGGGCCGCGGCATCCGCGCCCACCGTTTCCGCATACGGTCCAGGGTGGTGAGGGTCCCCAGCCCGGGATGGACCGCGGCCAGGATGGCCATAGCGTCGTCCTCATCGTCCAGCATGTCCAGGGTGACATCCGGCGGGGTGCAGTAGTCCACCCCGCCCAGATCGGGATCCCCGGCACGGATCCGGGCCACCCGGTCCCAGAACGGGCCCTGCCGCAGCAGCCCGGCGGTGCCGGACAGAATCACCGCGGCCCCGTCATCGCGGGTGTCCTGCAGTGGCAGGATCCCGGCCAGCAGTTCGTCCGCCTCGGCCGGATCGATTTCCTGGGCCTCATCGATCCACGACACGTCCCCGGCCTCACCGCGGTACGCCTCGGGGTCCGGTTTCAGCACCAGAAACTGTGACCCGTTATCGAAATAAATGCCCTTGGCAACCTCCCCTGTCATGATCCGGAACCCCCGGCGGCCGCCGCTGGCCGGGTCCGGTTCCGGGGTCAGCGCGGCCCATAGATCCTCACCGAACAGCGCCAGCTGTCGGGACTTACGCTGGGTGGGTTTCCGGGGCTGATTCCGCAGCCAGGGCGGCAAGTCCAGGTCATCCGGCGGGGTGATGACATCTAGCCGTCGCTTCCATTCCCGCAGCCGGGTGGTGCCCTTGACACCGTTCTGGGCGCTGAAAGTCACCATGTAGTTGGGGCGGGCCAGGCAGCGGCCCAGCAGCAGACAAAAAATCGTGGTGGTCTTGCTGGCCCGCCTCACGATTTCCACCACGTAGTCATCCAGGCCGGGGGCATTCAGGGCATCGGCAATCAGCAATTGCTGGGGCTGCAGCGGATACCGGCGCGGGTTGGACTGGGCCATGGTGGCCACCGCGGCCACGTCGTCCAGGTCAACTAGGTCATATCCCATGGCCGCCGCCCCCCTGAGAAATTCGGCCCTATGCACCGGGTTTTCCGACAGGCGGCCCGCGTGGCGGGGGGGCAGGGCCCGATTCCGGGTTTTCTCCCACAGTTCGGGAGAGAATTCCCAGCTGGCTATGCCGGGGTTCTTTCT